TTTTTGCTTAATCCCCATAAAATTTATGTGACCCAATTGAAGCTTGCACGGTAGCGGTTAATTTGAGTAAAACAATTATTAAAACGGCAGTAAGCGAACGCAAAGGAACAGTTCACGAGGTTTTTGGAGTTGATGACTATAAGTTTACAATAAAAGGGTTTTTGATTGGTAAAAACAGAAAATTTCCCGAAGACCAAATAATTAAACTAAAAGAAATTTTTGAAACAACCGAACCAGTTTCATTACACGGCGGTTACCCAGAGTTATTCCTGGACGAAAGTTGTAGGGTTGTAATTGCGACGCTCGACTTCCCAGAAGTACAAGGTAAAAGTCCTTGGATACGTCCGTTTAATTTGACTTGCGAAAGCGATTTTATACAAGATTTAATTATTGAATAATGGCATTTTATTTAACAAGCGACATCACTATCGGTACTCACAAAAAAGTAAAACCCGCAAAGGTTTCTTGGAAAACTGATATTAATTCGTTCACAGATACTTGCACGATTGAATTGCCACGAATAACCTATTTGAAAACTGTAAAATCGACGACTGAAGACAAACAACAAGCCAACGAGCGCAAAGAATACGACATTAAGGAAAATGATAAAATTACGATCTTTTTAGGTTATGATGGCAAAAACGAGAAACATTTTGAAGGCTTTGTAAAGCGAGTAAATATGTCAATTCCTGTAAAGGTAGAATGTGAAGGATATAGTTACTTATTATACAATATAATGTTTAATAAAACCTATTCTAACGTGACCGTTAAGCAGTTATTGACTGATTTATGTACTGGTACTGAAATTGTTTTATCGAGCGAAATACCACTTATTCCATTAAAAAACGTGCGCTTTAAAAACGCTACAGGAATACAGGTTTTGGAGTGGTTAAAAAAGGAATGCAAACTTGCTGTTTATTTCAATTTCAATGAATTGTTTGTAGGGACTTTATTTGGTAAAACACAAGCAACTGTAAAGTTTAAACTGGGTTGGAATACTGTTAAAGATGATGATTTTAAGCAGCGAATAGTCGATAAAAATGTTCGTATCGTCATAAATGAAAAGAATGATAAAGGCGAAGTAAAAAAAATAAAATCTGACGTTCATAAATATAGTGATGAGAAAACGGTAAAAGTCAAAGCGGGAATTCCTGCAGACTTGCTCAAACAAATTGCAAATCGTTTGCAAACGAAAAGCAATTATCACGGTTATGAAGGCAACATTACAGCATTTTTAGAACCCGCAGTAAACAAAGGAATGAAATGTGAAATAGATGGTTTTAAATACCCTGAAAAAAGTGGCAATTTTTTAGTAGAAAGTATAACTGGTGAGTTTGGAACAGGAGGCGGAAGACAAACAATTGGTTTAGCATTTTTAATGACAACTTAAGTATGACTCCAGAACAAATAAGAACTAGATTCGAAGAAATGGCAAAAGCACACGGTCCAACTGTGAGCAATATTGCAAAAGTAAAATCGGTAAATGAAACAAAAGCCACTTGCATCTTAGAAGACGAAGACGGGCAAGAAATACAAGACGTAAGACTTCGGCCGGTACTAAACGGCAAAAAAAGCTTTATTCAAATTCCGAAAGTCGGAACGTTTGTCCTGGCAATTAGAATTGAAGACGATGACGATTGGATGGTTATAGCGTGCGACGAAATAGAAAAGGTAGTTTGGTTTGTTGGAACTACAACTTTTGAAATAAATGACGGCTTTCTTTTGAAAAAAGAAAACGAAACATTAAAGAAGCTAATGGCAGATTTAATAGGAGCTTGTAAAAATTTAAGTTTTACAGTTACAACAACTGGAACAGCAACCAATCAAGCAGGCACAACAACTGCGGTATTAAATTCAGCAGAATTCGTAGCGATTGAAAAAAGGTTTAATCAATTTCTAAAATAGGTTTAAAATGACAGATTTATTGTTAGACGAAAATATGGATTTGCAAATAGTAGATGGCGACTTTGTTATCAGCGAAAGCACAGCACAAAATCAAAAAATATTGATTCTAAGTGACAAAAATGATTTTAAAGAAAGTCCAATGCGTGGCGTTGGAGCTCTTAGATATTTAGAAGATGGAAAACCCGATGCTTTGGCACGAGAAGTAAGACAGGAATTTTTAGCAGACGGAATGACTGTTAATAAGCTACAAATAGCAGATGAAGGAAGTATAGAAGTTGATGCAAATTACTAAACAAAATGAAAACAAAAGGCGTACTAGTATTACAAAGTTGGTTCGATATTTCGACACTCTATACAGGAAATGCCTTGAATGCTTTTGCTATTGCAAATGCAAATAATCGAAGCGTTACTGATGATTTAGTTCCTGGAGAAATATTAGATATACCATCAAACTTGTTAATAGATAATAAAGTGTTGCAATATTATGAAGCTAGACTAATAGTACCCGCAACGGGATTTACAAAAGAAAACATTGAGTTGTTCAACCCTCAATTAGGTATAGGAAAAATGGCAATAGGTTTAACATGTATAATCAGATAAAATGGCAAGAAGTTTTAAAGAAATACACACAATAATATTAAATAGCATCACTGCTGACGACATTTTAACGATGTTGAATATTACAAGTACCTCAGGTATTTGGTATCGTGTGAGTGTTGTAATTGCTCTTTGTATTTATGGTTTTGAATTGATTTTAGACACCCACAAACAAGAAATAAATACTTTGATTTTAGAACAAAAAACGGGAAAAGCTAATTGGTATAAAAACTTGTGTTTAAGCTTTCAATTTGGATTTGATTTAATTGTCGATAGTGACAAATTCGATAATACAGGATTTACGGTTGAACAAATTGAAGCTTCAAAAATTATAAAATATTGTTCTGTAAAACGTTCGTTAGAAAGTAGTCGTCTAATAATAAAAGTAGCTGCCGAAAATGGTGACAATCTGATACAATTGACAACACAAGAATTAGAAAGTTTTAAACTATTCTTAGAAGAAACTTCTTATGAAGGGGATCACTTAATTATTATAAACAACCCAGCGGATAAATTGATTTTAGAAATTTTAATATATCGAGATCCTTTAGTTCTTGATATAAATGGGAATAGTATTCTTAATGGTGGAAAGCCTGTAGGGGTTGCAATTAGACAATATCTAAAAGAATTGAAGTTTAACGGCGAATTTGTAGTTAATGATTTAATTGAAAAGATAAGAACCGTAGATGGTGTTAATAACGCACACATCGTGAGTGCAAATTCTAGTTCTTACGATGTAATTACGAGTAGTTTTTCTCCTTTTACTTCTATAAATGTAAGAACGATTCCTAAGAGTGGTTATTTTCAATTAGTAACTTTTGATAATGTGAGTTATGTGGTTTAATGTAGATTATGATAAGTTGATCATCTCATTACTTCCTAATCGATTACGGAAGCCAATACTAGTTGCATTTGTTAAGTCTCTTTTGAAACCTATTGATATTATGCATTATGAGTGGAAAAAATGGCGATTAGAAAACATATACAAGATAGTTCACACAGGTCAAAGATGTTATTTAAGAAAGGCATTAAATGATAAACTAGATCCTGAATTTAGAAGAATTTATACTGGTAAAGGCGATGCATTTCCTAGAAAATACATTTACACCAGAGCAGAAAACAAACCGGTTTTTTCAGGTAAAATGTTTATTTATCAAAATTCAGAATATTTGGGTACAGGCGTTGATTTTAATGTTTATGTGCCAGTAGAAATTATAAATACAAGAATAGACGAATTGATAAATGTAATTGATTTTTACAAATTAGAATCAAAACGCTATAAAATAAAACCAATATGAATAAATTAAATTTTAACCAAAGCGTCGGCTTTCCAATAGAAACGGAAATCTTAGATGAAATGCAAAACGCATGGAGTTTACTTAATTATCTGGGAGCATTAGCGGGGAATTTTACTATTATATCTGGAATTGATATTAATAATGGAAATGCTACTAATGGCTTTGTTTATATAAATGGCGAAGTTTTAAATTTTGTAGGAGGTGCAGTATCAACTGATGTGATTATTAATGAAACTATCACTTCTTTAGAGTTCGAAGATGGAAATGAAAATCCAGTTGTATATATCAGATACGCCACTTTCGGAATTGGGGCAACTTCATTTCCTTGGACAAATTTTAAACGTCCAAAAACCACTATTGAACTCACAGAAAAAACACAGGCAATACAAACTAAACTAGATGATATACAAGATGGTGCAGAAGTAAATGTACAAGCTGACTGGAATGAGACCGATAATACAAAAAAAAGTTACATAAAAAACAAGCCCTCATTATTTAATGTATTAGCAAAAGGAACTGCTCTATTGGGAGACATTGAGACAACAGACCAGATTAAAACGGTAGTATTTCCAACTATAGAAACTAGTAATTATATGGTTATAGGCTCTGTCGTTTCTAAGCAGAGCGATGGAAATGATGGTGGAATATTTGTACAAGGATGGACTCGAGACAATGATATATCTTATGTTATTGTTAATAAAACAGCATCGAATTTTCAATTAGCATTCAGAGAATATTCTGGGGTGCTTCAAAAGCTCGAATTCGATTATTTAATTATAGCATTATAATGGCAAAAGTAAGTATAACAACGATTTACAACTGGTTTACAACTGGTTCAAAACCAACCCAAGCGCAATTTTGGGACACGTGGGATTCATTTTTTCACAAAGATGACAAAATACCTATTGCACAAGTAGAAGGAGTGCAGTCTATTTATGATGCAATAAACAACCATATAAAAGATACCAATGCGCACGCTGGGCTTTTGGCATACTCTAGGATTTACCCTTTTGGAACCTTCCAGATATTTAAAGCAGCGGGCAATACTAACGGCGAAACTCTTGAAATAAGAGATTTTGGGAATGGTTTTATAAATGAAGCAACTTTTATGCCATTTGGTATATTTCTAGGTGGTAACCCAAAAGAGCTTGCGAGCTGGGATACAAGCCCCATGTATTACCCAACCCCCGAAGTTATTCCTACGCTTCCCATACCAGGAGAAGTGTCTAGATAATTAATTTTTTAACCCTTAAATATTTTATACAATGAAAAGAATTCTTTTAATTTTCGCACTAACAATATCGTTAGTTGCAAGCTCGCAAACTCAAAACTTCACAGGCGTGAAAACTTTTAATAGTCCGCCGAAGTTCAAAAATCTTATTCAAAACGATTTGAATACAAAAATATTAACCCTTAGCGCATCAGATGTTTTGCAATGGAAAAATGCTAGTAGTTTAGGTAGTACACCTAATATAGAATCGGTTCTTACTGCTGGAAATGTAACCACTAAAAGCATTGTTTTTGATAATGCAGGAAGCAACACTAGGATAGGTGGAGGTTTCATAAGTATTGCAAATGCAAATGATGACCCCGCTTGTTATTTAGATAATTCAAGCATCTGGTTTCGAAAAGGAGGTTCAAGTAATATATTAAGAGCCAGAGATGTTGAATGTCCAGAATCTGATATTTATTTACCAAATAAGCCAGGTAATCTAGGTGTGTCTGTAAACAACATACCTTTCGATGCCTCGGGAAATGTAAATCTGATTACTACAACAGCGCCATTACACGCAACAGATACAGGAAGAGTTGGAGAAATTAGAGTAACACCGCAGTATTTATATGTATGTATAGCGACTAATGTTTGGGTCAGAGTAGCCGTTAGTTCGTTTGATGAAATTTATGGTTAAAAATATAAACATGAAAAATTTATTTTCTAAAAACTGGGCATTTATTGGCTGGTTGCTTGCGGTGCTTTTAGACAAAAGCACAGGATTTGTAGCACATTTTGTTTCCGATGCTTTTTGGCAAAACTTCATTTACATGATGGGTACTGGAATATTAGGTTATTTCTGGACCTCGAAATATAATGTCGCAATTGCAAAAAAGAGATTGCGAAAGTAGCCACTTCAAAGGAGGATTGAAGTAAAAAAAGTCCTCCAACATTTAAAAAAAACTCTCACATCTTTATAAATAGCATAAGCCACAGCGTTGGAGGACAATAAGTCTTCTAATGCTGTGGCTTTCGTATGTTTTATATTGATGTGAGAGGTGCAAATATACAATCATTACATCATCAATCAAAAAAAGGAATGAAATTAAAAACGAAAATTTTTACAAAGGCACCCTTGCCGTTTATGGGACAAAAACGAAATTTTCTCAAGCAGTTTAAACCTGCTCTATTGCATTACTCTGAAAATGCAACTTATGTCGATTTGTTTGGCGGCAGCGGTTTACTAAGCCACACTGTTAAATCTTTTTATCCTGGTGCAAAAGTAGTGTATAATGATTTTGATAATTATAAAATTAGACTAGAAAACATCGATAAGACTAATCAACTTATTGCCGATTTGAGAGTTATTCTAAAAGATTCACCAAAGGATAAAATCATTTTAGGAGAATTTAGATCTAAAGTTTTGGAACGTGTTTTTTTGGAAGAAAATAGCGGTTATGTCGATTATATTACGCTATCGAGTTCCATCTTGTTTAGTATGAAATATGCTTTATCGTTTGAAGCATTGCAAAAAGAAACGTTGTATAATAATATGCGACAATCTGAATATACTGCAGACGGTTATCTTGACGGTTTGGAAGTCGTAAGCCTTTGTTATAAAGAATTGTTTGCAAAGTACAAGGACTTACCTAACGTGGTTTTTCTTGTAGATCCTCCGTATCTATCGACTGAATCGGGAACATATAAAAGTTTTTGGAAGCTTCGGGATTATTTAGATGTGCTCCAGGTTCTCGACGGCACGAAATATTTTTATTTCACATCCAAAAAATCGTCTATCATCGAGTTGTGCGAGTGGATAGAAACGAAAATGCCCATGAGCAACCCATTTACAGGCGCATCGCTCGAAACAATGAACGCCACGGTTACTTATCAGTCTAGCTATACTGACATAATGCTTTACAAATATGAATAAGTATCATCAAATACTAGCCAAAATCCTTGACAAAGGCAAAGTACAAAACAATAAAAAAGGTGCGATTACTTATTTATTGAATCAGTCGCTAGAACTAAAACCAATCGACTTGCTAGAGTTATTTGAAAGCCATGCTGTGGCAAAAAAGAAACTAAAAGACGAATTAGTATTGTTTATGGCTGGCGAACGCTCTACAGAAGCGTATCGCAATATTGGTGTGAGTTGGTGGGACTATTGTGGACCAATACTCGTAAATAGTTATCCGACATACTTTGAGCAGTTGCCTAAACTGATTGAGAGAATCAATAAAGAGAAGCGTACCTCCAAGAATTACGTGTTGTTTCTTGGATCTAACAACACGGAGAGCAATCAACAGCCGTGTTTGAGTTTGATACAGTTTCAGATAGATAACGGTAAGTTGGTTGTAAGTGCATATCAAAGGAGTTCGGACGCTAGTTTAGGCTTACCATCGGATATATACCATTTGTATCTAATAAGCAAACAAATCGACTTAACACTGAAGTCTATCACGTTGTATTTGGGTAATGTACACATCTATGACAACAACATAGAAAACACTAAACAGTTATTGGCTGGCGAAGTGGTTAAATTTAGTTTAAATGTTGGTTAAACTAAATTGATTAGCTCAAATCAAACACTATGTGAAGATAGTAAATAGTAGCGGATGAACCTAATGTTTACACAGAAAAAATACTACAAAAGTGATTTTTTTCAATAAAAAAACCTCGTTTAAAGATGATTTAAACGAGGTTTAATTTTGTGTATATTTGTCAAAAAAATGTACATTTCATTTTATATTTATGTACATTTCATTTTTTCGATTATACAATTTAGCTTTAAAAATACTGGAATATTTATTGAG